TAATAGCTGACTTTCAAAGAGTGGGCATATCAAGCGCGGATATGGAGCAGCTAAGGGCTGATGTAGGCGACACACCACCAACCGAGTTCCCTGATGGTTCATTTAGATGGTTAACTTGGAAAGGTGAGAATGTAGTCTTCAAGTTTAAGTTTATTCTTAAGTCTGACGACCCAAATGAGCTATGGCACATTGAATGGGAGAACGCACTTAAAGACACGTTTGTCGCACGTACAGGTGACTTCTTAGAGTTTACACACGGTAACGATACCCTATCCGTACCCTATGCAAACCTATTAAACTTAAACACTGAATACTTTGGTGAGGTAGTCATAACGCCTACTGAGCTTATAGGCTTTGTCGAAGGCGTTGAGGTGGCTAGAGGTACGCGTACAGATACCGACTTGGCAGTATGGAAGCCTCGCTGCTATGCAGGTGGTTTTGAGACCACTCTAGCGCCTATAATACTTGGGCAGGTTGAAGTTGAGGATTATGTTATTGATCCACCACAGCAGGGCGTTTTAACGGTTGGTTCATTTGATGCAGGACAGATACTTTACGGTTATTCAGATGGCAGCGACTTACCTGCCTTTGGTGATTTAAACCCTAAAGAATTTGCAAGCACTGGCGTTGACTTAAAGTCTGTTATCTATCAGCCTAATGGCGGTGGTGAATACGCTTTAGTATTGTTTGAAACGCCTGATATTGGCGACATAGTGGTAAATATAGGCTCATTCAGCATTGCCTGTCAGTATGACCCTTTTGATGACGAGGATGATGTGTATATAGGGCTTCTAAGCGGCACAGAAGCAACAGACCTGCTTACATACTTTGAAAATAATGAAGGCTTAGACGTTGATTTTTTAGTTGAGGCAGCGCCACAGCATGGCATTTTAACTGTCGGATTTGATAACACGTTAGCACCTATCTATGGGTATAACTCACCAACAAGCGTTCTAGGTGTTTTGGGCTTACCTGCCGAGGGCAGTCTTAACCCCACAGAGCTTCTAGATAGCGGCGTTAATATTGGTGTTTTAACGATAGGGCAAGACCCTACATCGCCATCAGATAACACTATTCAGATATGGCCTGAAGACGGTGAGGGGTTCAATTCAGATAATAGCCCTAGGCGTATAGTTATAACGATAGAAGGTCAGTCCTTTACTATGGTCAGAGGACTTTACGGCTTACCCGTACCTGTACCTCCTATAACGGGCTTTCAATTTAGAGCCTCATCAGGTGAGCTAGATTCTTTAATCACTATCCTGTCGGGTAAGGTTGGACAAGACGTTAACTACACAATAGAGGCAGAAAGTCCTTTACCGGGCCCTGATTTTTCTAACAATGGAGATTGGTCTAACAATGGCGACTGGTCATAGGAGATAAACTAAATGGCAACTAGAGCAGAACTGGAAGCTAAGATACTCGCCCTAGTTACTAAATTAGAGCAGGATATAGCTGACAGTGATCGTAACACAGCACTTGATGTACGTGGTGTATTAACCGCCTTTCAGGATGCTATATCAGAAATCTTTGATAATACGCCAATAGGCGGGGAGTATGCCACTCAAGGTGATATACCTCCTGCTGAAACAACTGTTAGTATCCAAACTAAACGTCCTATTAAAACTGTTAATAGCCAATCAATAGAAGGGTTTGGTGATATAGCAGTACCGGGTCAAGTTGGCCCTCAAGGTGATCCGGGGCCTCCGGGCCCACCGGGAGTACCGGGAGAGGATTCAACAGTACCGGGCCCACCGGGGCCACCCGGCCCTCCTAGCCAAGATGGTCAGGATGGTGAGGATGGAGCTTCTGCTTATGAGATATGGCTAGCAGCAGGTAACATAGGTACAGAGCAAAACTTCTTAGACAGCCTAGTAGGAGCAGATGGTACAGACGGTTCTGATGGAGCTGACGGAGCAGATGGTGCTACAGGAGCTACTGGCCCAGCAGGGCCTACAGTGGTTTCTAGTGACGCTGATAACTCAGCCTCTATAGGGGGTGATGGTTTTATCTTCGTACCTCAAGGAGCTGACCCTGAAGCTGTAGGTGCTATTGCAGCAGGATCAACACTAGGCCTAGAACAAGGTCTTCTAGCTGATGCTGGACAAGCAGGTAAGACTGTACTTGCTGTAGGTTATACAACTAGCGGTAAGGTACAGGGTATATCATTAGGTGACGGTAACGTAGTAGAAGTATACAATAGTGGTGCTGACTTCAACTTGTTTTGCTGGTTTACCAATAGGTGCAATCATTACAGCTACACAAGGCTTCTATGGATTTGCTGAACAGTTAGACGGTAGTGATAAGTCACCTATGCCATTACTTAGTTACGGCCTATCTTTTAAAAGCACCTTTATGTTTGCTTTTAGAAATTGTAACGTTTTCTCCCCCGGTGTACCTAATAATGGATCTCAGGGTTGGATACACGTTGTAGCTGGCCCTCTTAAAACAGAAGTTACGCTAAGAAAAGGTGACGGATCTGTTGTTGAAGGACAAGAGGCAATACCTCTAGATCCTTGGTCTTATTTAAGGCTTTACACAAACGAGAATACTGAATACATCATAGAGGGTACTAATCCAATATTTAGTTGTCACAACGCAAATATGGATAGCAATCCTGATGGCAGGTTTTATGACTCTAGATTAATAATGCCTTTAACCAATGACGGTGTTACTTGGCCAAGGTCAGGTAATGTATCAGCACCCTTCAATAATACATTAGTTAACTACTTTGTTAGGGATGGTGCAAAAGGCAACTTCACTGTTAATCCCGGATCTCCTGTAGATTTTGATAACGCTACAGGGGCTACTGACCAAGACTATGAACCTAATGGTGCAACTAGAGTATTAGCAGTAGGTCTTATATCTGCGTATTCAGGAGCAGACAGTGCTGGTTTAGAAGCATCACCTTTAATGCCAACATCAGCTATGTCACAAGTAGTAGCACAACCTTTGTTCATTGATGATCAAGGCGATGGTGGTAACAGTTCAATAGCTATAGCAAGTCCTTTTGAGGGCACAGCTAAAGTGTATGCTTGGAACTTTACAACCAATAGTTTAGACCTAGCTTACACTATACCACTGCTTAGGAACTTACCTAGTGGTACGCAAACAAGGGAAGATCAAAACCACCCTTCTGCGGGTATACTAGCTAATGAAACAGTTAACGGAGCTGTCGAGTTAGCAGGTGATCTTAACCCCGGAGTAATTATTGCTGATGTACCTGTTACAGTTGTGGTGCAAAGTAATGACTTTGATCCCGGTATAGCAATAAGGAGTCAGAACGGCTCAGTAACAAGCCCTATTATTAATGATGATGATGAAACATTATCTCTAGGGGTAACACCTCCCTCTCTTAAAGCAGAGATTACAGAAGGTGCAGATGGACTATTATATAAGCGTGTCGTAGGGGCAGGCGGTACAGAAACTTGGGAGTTAGCCTAATGGCACGATTTAATAAAGCACAATCCGATCAGTATGTTGACCAGCAGAATGCGGCTAAACTGACTGCTATTACTGCTATTACCTCTGCGGTAGATGGAGGTGGCAATAACACAGCAGAGGTTGTGCGAACTGCCCTGAATGCTCTAGCTGACATAGAAGCAGTTACGGCTAAGGAGCTAAACAGACAGTCCTTAGCTGTCAACCCTGCTGTTGGTACTATGTACCTAGAAGGCAGCTCTAGGGACGCTAATGACGATCCTGATAAAGTGTTTGAGATGGTATTACTTAGGGCCCCTACTCCTTTAGACGGCCCTGATCCTAACGGCACAGGCATTATAATTGATGGTGAGCCTACAGGCTTCCAGTTAATACCTTTAGTAACAGGCAACGACACTTCAATAGCTTGGCCTAGTCCTTCAGGTTTCTATTTACCTTCTAAGCCTTTTGATGGCGTTTCAGAAGTATTTGGAGGATCAGGAGCTACAGACAATATGCTAGGTATTACAAATACAGGTACTCACGAAGTATTAGCTTCTTGTAAACCTAGTAGTTCACAAACTAACCGAGAAGTAGAAATAGACTTAATTGTATTTGATGCTTCAGGAACTCCTATTAGAGCTTTAGGTTTCTCTACGGAAGCAATACAGAGTAACCAAGGTAGGGCGATTACCCTTGTTACGGGTAGGGTTATGCTGAACGATCTATTCTTCACCGCAGGTCAATATGTAGGTGTTGGTATTCGTAAAGGTGTGTCTGAAGGCAATACAGTCGTAACTATTGATAAATGTTTTGTACAGGTTAGCCTATCAGCTATAGAGAGTTAATATGAGTAATTATATAGTTTTAACTTATTGCCCTAGCGTTAACTTACTACAAGATAAACTAGCTTATTTTGCTTCTATGAATATAGATGGCTTAAGTGACAGAATATACTTTAACGAGGACACAGGAACATATACTTTTGATATGTTTAAGATGGTTAGGTATTCTGAAGATGGTACTAAGTCTGCTGGAATCTTAGAAGTATTTCCACAATACTTTGAAGGAACGAGGGACGAAAATGGCAATATTATTAACCCTGATCTATTCACTGTTATTAATACTGGTGGTGTGGTCTTAGAGGTTTTAGCAAGTACGATTAAATATGAAGAAGACGTATATAACCATCTAGATGAAGAGGGTATTGCTAAGCTTCGTGAGATTGTACCTGAGACAATAACAATACCTGTAGAGGTTGAACCTGCTGTATACGGCCCTGATACGGTTGATATAGTTGTAGAAGTTATTGACGGTGAGACGTATACATACGAAGTTAGAGTACCGGGTGAGATGATTAGCCCTCCTGTGTATGAGGATCAAGAGTTTCCTCAATCATATAAGTTTGCGGAGTTAGCATGAGTTTTAAAGATAACGCAGGCAGGTGGGTAACACTAGGCCTGTTTAAAGATAAAGCAGGTAGTTACAAAGGCAGCGTTATCTGGGACAGTGTAGATGATGCTCGTAAAGATTTTATAGCGTGTGAAGACCCTACAGGGATTGCATTTGCTGATCAGTATCTTGGAGGTTATGATCATTGGATTCAACTGAAACAATCTAAAGGTATGGAAGAGGATATTGCCAAATGGGAGGAGGAGCTAGAAGCGCGTATGCGTTCAAAAGCCCTCCTAGGCATTAAGGCAATGTCTGAGGATCACTTTCAAGCAGCTAAGTTCTTAATGGATAGAGGCTGGGAGAAACGTGGAGCAGGTAGGCCTACTAATGAGCAGGTTCAGAAAGAAGCTCGGGTACAGGCTAAGATTAAAGATGACTATAATGCAGACGTTATAAGGATTAAGAGATAATGCCTAAAGATAAAAAGAAAGATACTACCGATTGGTATGACAGACTTATCGGTAAGGGTATGGCTAAGAAAGCCCAGAGCGAACTAAAGAATCGTAAGAAGAACTTAGATAAACGTATTAAAGATGCAGGTGGTTAAATGGACGATTGGAGGAAACAAGCAGAGCTAAAGCTTTCACGTATGCCCGTAGAAGCTATGGAGCTACGTAATGAAGCTATGGAAGACCTCTGGGTGTTTGCTCAATTAGTTAACCCCGGCTATGTGTATGGTGACATACATAAAGAGATTTATCGATGGATGATGGAATACACCTTGTACGGTATGGGTGATGACATCACAGCGAACAAACTTGTTATGCTACCTCGTGCTCACCTTAAAAGTCACATGGTAGCTACATGGTGTTCTTGGGTTATTACTCGTCATCCTGAGATTACAATCCTATACGTATCAGCAACATCTGAATTAGCAGAGACTCAGTTATTCGATATTAAGAACATCCTAGAGAGTTCTCAATTTCGTAAATACTGGCCTGAGTATATTCATCCGCAAGAGGGTAAACGTGAGACATGGAACAACAGAAAGATTCGTGTAGATCA